GATATCTAAATTATAAATAAATATGTCGTATAATAAATCTCGAAATTTAAGGAATTTAACCTCATTTATGTTTATCATAACATATAAAATCTTATTACAAATGATTTTATATTGCTGCATTAATTCATCGTTATAAATATGTAAATTCTTTATGTTTGTAATATTTTCTAGTTTAACGTCATTAGGTAACTTATTCTCTAAACATTTATTATATAGGGTTTTGGTTGGTCTTGATATAGGTATAATTTCACAACAATTTAAAATATTATCCGGAATAAAACTAACTTGTTCGGTAATTAAAATATATTTCAAATCAATAGAACACGTATTATTTTGTTGCATATAACTATAAAAATTATCCAGTAATTCACTATTAATTTCTTGGAAATTTTTACAGACAATAATTCCGACTTTGTCAATCTTTGCCGATATAATGTCTACAAGCTGTTGATATATTTCGTGCCATATTAGTTTCGAATTACATCCTAATAACGACATATCGATTTCATAATGTATATCACTTATTTTAAAATAATAAGGTTGTTTATTAAAAGTAACGCTTATTTTTTTATCATATTTTAAATCGGTTGAACTATACTTTTTTATTGATTTTAACATTTGGGTATACTTTCCGACCCCTGGTGGTCCATACAAAATTAAGTTTTTAAAGTTGTGGACTTTTTCGGGGAATTTATTAAAGATTTTATTTAATTTCGGGTGTAAGTTTTCCTTTTGTGCGGATTGTATATATTCTTCAAAATGTGTTTCATAAAATTTCATTATATATTTATTTGAACATTCTTTAATTGAATATACAAACTCATTATATTTTTGAAAGTATTAAACACATCCGTAATTTATATACTAATGCTTATTGTAAAAGAATTAGAACAATATAATGATAATAATATTTTTTTTTGTGAACCCATTCATAATAATATTATCAACGATAGTCATTTTATTCGAATCTTATATTCTACTCACGAATTTATGTTAAATGGTGTATATTTATACATACCATTAAACGACGTTATTATTGAAAAACATTATAATAAATATAGATGTTCTTTCAACATTCACAATAATAAAACTATCGATAAAATAAAACATATTGAATCACAATTATTACAAAAATATTCAATCACAACTAAAAGCCCTCTCTATAAAATATATTCTCAAATTTTAAATGGAGGAATTAAAATATTTAATAATTATACAGATTATGAAAACTTAAACGACGAAGCTACCTTAATATTAAAAATATCCGGTATTTGGGAAACAGACACTAATTACGGTTTAACCTATAAATTTATAAAATTGTAGTCTGAAACCCATCTGTATGGAAATTATTTAATATTATATATAATGTAATCACACAAATCCAATTTATTACCCCAATAAGGTAGACAAACGAACTCTGCATTTTATTAATGTAGCCACCCTCATTTATTCCATTTAAAACAATATATAATTGAAGTAATATTAATATAGTCGATATATTTGAAAATGTATAATATCCATCAGATACGTGTCCCTCCGATATATTTGATTTATAATTTATCAGTAAAAATAAGGTATACCCTATAATACTTAACATTAATAAATATGGACCACAATTATTAAACATCAACATCATATATTTAAGTGTAGACACGTTTGGGAATCCCACCGAAATTTTACTTATTATAATACACGAAACTAATATGATAGCACTCGCTAATATTGAATAACTCGCAATATTAATATCCAGTTTTACGGAATCCTTCATAAAAAAGGAAACAATAAATAAAACTACACTACAATAAATAAATGAGGTATATATTGTTTTAAACGTTTTCTCTTGTAATATTGACATTATATAAAATATAAATATTAAAATTTTATGTATGGTTTATTGGATTTTATCTGATTATCCGGTATATTAAAAAATATTATATTTTACTTTAATCCACGATTGTAAATTTACAATATCACAATCTACTACATTTTCATTAAAATCTTTTATTGAAAAAAAGGACGGTTTTTTCATTTTTGGAGTTTTAAATAATATATAATTATCCTTCCCAGGTTTACCTCTACGAATACTTATATGTTCCGAAACTTGTCTAACAACATCGGGATTTAGTTGTCCTGTATTATTTAATAAATGTTTTATATCATCCATCGTTATATTTTCGGGTGGTCTGTTACCTAAACTCTTTAACGATATATTCTGGTCTCCAAATATAAGATATAACCCAAACTTTCCGTTTTTAATAATAAGGTCTTTGCCTTCATGTTTTCCCAAATTAGAGGAACTTATTATTTTGGTTTTACTATTGTCGACAAGTTCCTCCAAAGAATACTCTCCCGTTTCGATTTTAGTTATATCTATATCTGGATTAATTGATTTAAACGTCACCGATTTATTTACATTATCGATACATTTAATTACCGGTCCGTTTTGTCCTATCGTATAAATATGAGTATCATCTATTTTATATTCCGGTTTTTTATATCCCGATAACTTATGAATTAACTGGTTTATTTCATCATAGCAATTTTTACACATTTCTGTAGACATTTTTTCTCCTAACGCAATCTTGTCTAATTTATCTTCCATTTCTCTCGTATAATTATAATTAAATAAATCATTAAAATGTGTTTCTAAAAATTGCATAACTACAATACCCATCGGTTGAATTATTAATTTATTCCGTTCATTTCCAAACTCCTTATTGTGTTCTATTTCTGTAATACTTTCGTCTTCTAATTCGTAGTCTGTACACACAACCTGTTTTCCTTTTACATCTTCCTTTATTACATACCCTCTTTCTTGTATTTTATCGATTAACATCGAAAATGTGGACGGTCTTCCAATTCCCTTTTCTTCAAGACACTGAACCAACGTTGCCTCTGAATAATGACTTTTTGTATCTATTAAAGTTATATTGGACGTGATTTTCCTATAGTGTATAACTTGTTGCTGTTTTAATTTTAGCATATAATTATAAATTGGATTTTCCGGTTTATACTTTTTTTTTACTACTAACCAACCGGGAAATATAACGTGTTCGCATTTATAACTATAACTTAAATTATTTAATGCGGTTATATTTGAATTTAACGAGAGAACGGATGCGGCCGACATACAACTTTCCAATGCATTCTCCCAAATTAGTTTATACATTTTTTTTTCTTTTGGATTATAATCCTTTGTAAGTTCTTGTAGACATATATTTGTTGGTCTAATTGCTTCATGTGCTTCTTTAACTTTCGCCGTATCTTCAACGAGTTGTGTGTCTACAATACCAGTTATTAAAGGACTGATATATTTTTCATCATAATTTTGTAAAATATAACTCCGGGTTTTTTCTATAAAACAATTGCTATATTTCTTACTATCGGTTCTCATATAAGTTATTAAACCATCTTCATATAATCCCTGACATATTGTCATTGTTTCTTTAGGTGAAATATTTAAAACCGAACTTGCCATCTGTTGTAATTTAGATGTAATTAACGGTTCGGGAGATTCACGAAATAATTGTTTTGGAGGCAACTCACACATAAAGATATGATTAAAATGAATTGAAGCATCTAAAAAATCAATAACATCGTCTTCTAATTCAAACCGTTTATTTAATTCGAACGGAATACATAAATTCGTAAAATAACCCGTTGTGTTATATACTTTTTTACCAGGATTATTTATTATTTCGTTATAATTATCATATATTATTTTTAATGCAGGAGATTGACACCGACCAGCACTTAAACTGTTTTTAGATTTATTCGTTATAAATTTCCAAAGCAAAGGAGTTATTTTAAATCCAACCAATAAATCTAATATTTGTCTCGTTTGCTGAGAATTAATTATATTTATATTTAATCTTGTTGGGTTTTTTATAGCGTGTTGAATTGCGGGTTCTGTAATTTCCTGAAAGATTATCCGTTTTGTATTGTCAACACTTAAATTAAATAATTCGCAAATATGCCATCCAATTGCTTCTCCTTCTCTATCATTGTCTGTTGCAATAATAACCTCATACGCTATATTTATTTCAGACCTTAATAATTTTATTTGTTTTTGTTTTAACGCTGTGTCTATATTTTCATACGTTACTTTAAAGTTATTATTAATGTCGATGTTTTCAAGAGATTTTAATTCTCTCAAATGACCGAAACTTGCGACGCATTTATACCCTGGACCTAAATATTCCTCAATCTTTTTACATTTATGCGGACTCTCGACAATCACCAGAGATTTTGTGGTAATATACTTGTTAGACATAATATAATATAAACAATCTCTATTTATATTATATTATGTTTGATTGTGATTTAATTATATTGGTTTATGCGTGTGATACAATACCCAAATATAAAAGACAAATTGATATTGTAAACGCCACGTGGGGTAAAAAATGTGAGAAATATTCAAATATAAAATTAATTTATTTTTTAGGAGAAGACAAAACCCATCTGTTTACTGATACCGACAAAATAAAATATATAAATTTACTTGGTGTTAATAATGATTACTTATCCGCATCATATAAACAATTTTTAGGACTGAAATATATTTATGAAAATTATAAACCAAAATTTATAATTTGTGTTGGAACAGACACATATTTAAATATACCCAAATTATTATTATTTATAAATAAATTCGATTACACGGATTGTTTGTATATTGGAGGACACGGATGTGAAAGACAAATAGGTTCGAAGAAATATTATTTTCATGCTGGAGGTCCAGGGTTTATTATTACATATAACACTTTAGAAAAAATATACAAATTATTAAATACTTTGATGGAAGACTGGATAAACATGTGTAATACAAATAATATAGAAGGTGGTCTAGTTAGCGCATGCGATGTTGCAATTAGTTATTATTTACAACAACCCGATATAAACGTTAAAATTATTAAAACAGACGATTTGTCATTTACAACTTGTAATTATTTAGGGTTTCCTTGTCACCGACATCAAGTAAAGATGAGTAATCTTATTTCTTGTCATTTAATGACCGAAAATGATTTTTATAATTTTACCCAAATTTTAAATAAAAACAACCACTTTACAAATACATAAAATCGTTAATATTATAAATATACTATAAAGGTAAATATTATAATGAATATTGTTTTAGTTAGTTTAGATATATTTCAACCATACATTTTAATAAATATCGGTCATCTACTTAAAACACAACATAAAAAAATTTTCGTGTTAACAAACAACAAATTCTTAAATATGTTTGATAAATATAAAAATGATATTACGTTAATTGATTCCGACCTGTTAAATGACCACTATAATTTTTCAAATAATAGTTCTTTAAATAAAACATTTAGAGGCGGGTTTTGGCTTAATACCTCTAAACGTTTTTTCACAATTTATTCGTTTATGTGTAAATATCGAATATCAGATGTTATACATATCGAAAATGATGTTTTACTTTATTATAATTGTGATACATTAAAACCTCACTTCGAGAAAAGTAAAATATATATTCCGTTCGACTGTTTTAATAGAAACATATGTAGTATTATGTACATACCTTCTTCGAAAATATTAAAACAAGTCTTAGATTATTACGATTTTAATATTAATGATATGTACAATTTTGTAACCATTATGAAAAACACAAATTTAATTGATAATTTACCTATTGGAACTACCGATTTATCTTCTTCAGAATTAAAATTTGTAACGAATAATTATGACAAATTTAATATTATTTTTGATGCGGCTGCAATTGGACAATATTTAGGTGGCGTTGACCCCTTAAATGATAAATTTAATTCAATTGGGTTTATTAATGAAACGTGTATTATTAAATACAATAATTTTAATATACATTGGAAATATGTAGAAGGCATACATAAACCATTCATTAATGATGTGCCGATATTTAATTTACATATTCATTCTAAACAATTAGAGCATTTTACAAATTATGAATGTGATTTAATCGATATAGTTATACCTCTTGGACCATCTGACACCGAACTTATAAAATCAACCATTTCTTACGCAAAACAAAATATTATTGGGTATAGAAACGTTTATATTGTATCTTTTGATAAAAATCTGGTATTTGACGGGTGTATTACAATAGATGAAGGCATATTCCCATTTAATATTAATGATGTCAAGACTTTTCACGGAAAACAGAGTAAAAACGGATGGTATTTACAACAACTGTTAAAATTGTATTCTGGAATTACTATCCCAAATATTTTACAGAATTATTTAGTTATTGATGCAGATACTCTCTTTTTAACCCCAACCAAATTTATTAATGAAAACAAACAACTATTGTATTCATTTTCTCCAGAGTATCATTTACCATACTTCACACATATGAATCTATTACATAAGTCATTATTTAAAAAAACGTCTGTTTCTGGTGTAACCCATCACATGATATTTAACACTTACCTTTTGTCAGAATTATTTAATATGGTTGAATTATACCATCGTAAAGAGCCTTTTTGGAAGGTTTTTCTAAAGCTTGTTGACAAAGAAAAATATGACGCTAGTGGAGCCTCCGAATATGAAATATATTTTAATTATGTGCTAATTCATCACTTTGATAAAATATCAGTTCGTAAATTAAAATGGAATAATGTTAGAAGTTTAAACCAAATTAACGAGTTTATTTCAAATAAATATAATTATATATCCTATCATTATTATTTGAGATAATTACTTTTTGAATATCCAATAATCGCACACGCAATTCGTTTTCCAGAATTACCAGTTATTAAACTGGACTTATTATTACCGTGTCCACAATCATCTTGGTCCGCGTGTATTATTAATCCACGACCAATTATATTTGCTTTATTCCCTCGTAATTTAATAACGTTGTCGACAATCGTATATTTCGCACAACCATTCGAATCGGTTTTTAAATTCCCTAAATCTCCCACATGTCTATTTTTCATACCAGGACAACCGTGTGTTTTATTATATGGATTAAAGTGTGCACACATACTTTCACACTTTTCAGACAAATCTCCTGATTCGTGAACATGAAACCCGTGTAGTCCATTTTTAGATAAACCCTTCAAATTAATATCGATTATTACCGTTTTGTTTACAATATCTTCTGTAAACAAAACACACCCTTTAATATTTGTAGTGTCGAAAAATGCGATTGCTTGGATTTCTTGGATACTCATATATTTGATTATAGATTATTTATAACTCATTCTAATGAATAAATTTAAAAATGAATTGATATTATTCATTATATTACTTACAACTTAAATATAATGAATACATCTTTAGAATTTGAAACTATTAATGAGAAATATTCAACAGCAAAATATAGCGATTTTAATGTTATTATAGATATAACAAACGGGTATATTAATGCGACTAAATTGTGTGCTGTTGGTGGAAAACAAATGAAACATTGGTTAGAAAATAAAGGAAGTAAAGACCTAATTAAAGAGTTTGAAAATGTAGAAAATTTAACAAACCTATTAATTTTAAATATGTCTGGACCTAATGATACCAGAGGAACATACGTTCACCCAGATTTAATTCCACACATAGCATCATGGGTATCACCCAAATTTGCCTGTAAAATATCTAAAATAATAAATGCGTGGAAACAGTCATCGCCTGAAAACGAGTTTCGGTATTGGAATGATATGGGCGAATCTTTCAAACAAACCAAATATAACCATACATCTGAATGGAAAGAATCATTCATTAGAGACCATATCGCACTCGAAGAAGATGGGTCTATTGAGGTTGAAACACCTGCGGGATTTATTGATGTTTTAACTTCCGATAAAATAATCGAGGTCAAACAAGAACATAACTGGAAACACGCATTAGGTCAAATTAAGTGTTATGGTTTTTATTATCCAACTAAAGAAAAATGGATATATTTATTTGATTGTAAATACACAAATAAAGATATTATAAATAATATTTGTAAATTCGAGAACGTTTTTGTTAAATACATAGAATAACCGCGTTTAATTTAATTTAAAAAAAATTGATTTGAAATAATTAGTTATAGATTAAAACACAAATAAAATAAAATGAACGCAAACAACAACAACGAACTTATTAAAAAATTAGCATTTGAATCTATTGCTGGTAAATATTCTAAAGCACTTTATGGTGATTTTACGGTTACTATGAATATGACAAATGGATATATTAACGCAACTAAATTGTGTGCGGATGGTGGAAAGAGATTTGACCATTGGGTAGAAAATAAAGGAAATAAAGTAATGGTTAAATGTTTTGGAGAATTCATTAACAGGTCTCCCGGAATTCCGGGAGACGTATTGATTATAGTTAATACAGGAATTAATGAGACAAGAGGAACATACGTTCACCCAGACCTAATACCGCACATAGCTTCTTGGGTTTCCCCAGCGTTCGCATATAAGGTATCTAAGATAGTAAACAACTTTCTAATACGTGAAAAAGAAGCAGAGATAGAGCGCTTAACGGGTGCTAAAACAAGACTTGAATTAATGCTTGAGGAATCAAATAGAGAACGTAGAGCACACGAGGAGAGAGCAGAAAAGATGCTTCAGGATATGAAAGACCAGAACGAGAAAACACACGTTAAGTTAGATGAAGTAAATCATAAATTGGATAAGGCAGATAATGATATTGAAGAACTACAAATTACGGTAGATGAAGTAAATACTCGTATAGAAATAGTTATGGATGAAGTTGTTAACCCTGTGAATAGATTAGAACTTCGTGAAGTATTCCTAATAATGCAGTTGAACGAACCAAATAGTAACTATGGTTTTAAAACATATCGTGGTCAAAATAAAAACATGGTAAAAATTAAAAAAAATATAAAAAGAGAGTTTCCGAACGCAACTGTGTTTCGAGAAATAAATCCAAACCCAAACGCAAAAAATTTCCTTCATCAACTAAAAGAACTATATGGAAGCAAAGGCGCAAAGTCAAAAATTAAAATACATTACAATTATGTAACTCTATTAGATGGAGTTAGTGAGGATGAATTAAACGTTATGATTGATAATGTCGTTGAGAACGCAAAAAACTACGGAGTGTATTGAATCTAGCCTTAAGACTGTTAAACTACGACTTTAATTTGGGGTAACCCTTTTGACTGAAAAAATAGATATTATTATAGGTGTGACATAATATATTATTATTTCCCATGCAATTTATTTTTGTGCTATCCTTCATATAATTAAATCCGGCAACAGGATTTATGTAAAAAGGTTTATTATTTTTAACAAAAGATAACCAAAACGTTTCCTTATCTCCCCAAACATACTTATATGTTTTTTCCCAATTATAATTTAATTCATAAAGAGTATTAACGACATCACCGTGTATTTTTTTATTCATATATACAACACCCGAATCAACATAAAACCAACTATGTTTTTTAGGGTCATAGTTATTTGTGTATATATAGTCCCATTCATTTGGAAAATATTCGTTTTTTATTGGAAGTAATTCTTTAATAAATGATATTCTATTATTAATTTCTTGTAAATCTTTTGGATAATGGCGTAAATAATCTTTAAATAAAAAACTTTGGGTTTCAATATAATTTTTATCATTAAATATTATTTCTGGATTTACTCCAAATAAAACGTCACAATCACATAAAATAATTTCATCAAATTCAGTATATTTAACAATAAATGCTTTTATTTGATACCCTTGCCAACGCGAATAATCATCAGTATAATCTTTTACATCTTTAAAAGTTATATTATGGGTTAGTTGTAATTCGTTAATTTGTCTTGTAGCATTATCGCTTATTTCATTCCCGATTTGCCATAATTCGATTGGTAATGTGAAATTTAAGTTATTATATAAATTACGGATGTTTTCAATTAAAAGTTTTTCATATTTTTCCATTATAGGAATAATTAAACCTTTGTTCATTTTATAATGTAAATATAATATAATTCTTCCTTAATAATTAACAAATCCTCTTTTACCCATTAATGGGATATTAATAGAGTTATATTGATTAACTGTATATGTTATATATGGACTTAATACTATTTTGTATTTTTTTAGTCTTACTTTATCCAAGAATTCAAAATCTTCTTCAATAGATGGTATAAATATAAATTTAGAAACCAGTTCGGTTTTTACAGCAAAACTTATGCCTACATCTTTAATAAAAAAATTGGTAGAATCTATGCTAGGACAAACACGGTCGTCTAACGTCATTCTAAATATTATTACATCAGGATCAAGCCATAGTTCGCTTAAAAATGATTCAACATAATTAGGAGTTATGCTGTCGTCGTCGTCTACAAATGCTACCCATTCGGTATTCGCAAACTTAATTCCATAATTACGGACAAGACCCGCACTATTGTATCCCTGTCCTAGTTTTATGGGTGTTTTAATTATGGTTATTCTTGAGTCAGTTTCATATATGGTTGGTTCAATTCCATCAAAAATAACGATTGCTTTCCAATTAGTAATTGTTTGGTTTTTTAAAGACTGTAATGTTAATCTTAGTGTTTCTCTTCCAATTGTTGGTATTATAAATGTGAGTGCGGAGTTTCCAGACATAAAAAACTATTCAATATTATATTTAAATTATAAATTGGGTATAATAATATTTACGTTAAAAAAGGTTTTCACCTTTTTATTTTTATTTTTATTTTTGTTTTTATTTTTGTAGTTTCCTTTTTAAAGAATAGTATTATTA